GCAAACCCGCCGGTCATGCCGGCCACTGAACGACAGGAGACGACATGAACGCCACCCTGCTGCGGGCCGCCCTGACGGCTTGCACCATTGTGAGGGGACTTGAGATATTCCAGAGAAGGGACTCAAGATAAGTGGGAACAACCGGGATGTTACGGGAAGAGACCGGAAGGCCGTATTAAAATAAATTTTCAGGGAATGAAAGGATAAACGGGCCTCGATTGGCCCGTTTTTTATTCGGCGACGGCGAACATGTCACCCTGTCGCCGCGCGATTTCATCCTGGCGCACTGTCTTCACCACCTTGTAAATCCACTGGAGGGAAACGCCATACTTACGGGCCAGGTCACTGTGATTGGCGCCGGTGAAGTCGTCGAAAATCTGACGGTCGCGTTGTGACGACTTATAGGACAGTCCCATTGGGAAATAGATATTCTGGCCGCCCCAGTGGGATGCCATGCGCTCGGCGATCTCGCGCCCAACCTGGTCGGCCTTGTCCTTGTCGAGGCCGGCGCTCTCTTTCAGAGCCAGCGAGCACTGCTCGGCCAGATCGACCAGCAGCTCCGGCCCCTTGCTCTTGAAATCGTCCTTCTGGCGATCGTCTTGGAATGCGGCTTCGGCCATGTCTATCTCCCCCTCTTCAAAACGTCGTTCAAGCTCTCCCAGGCAGAGTGCATTGGGTCAAAGGTCTGGCGCGCGAACGCCTTGTTCAGTACGGCATTGAGCTGGCCCAGTTCGATGTCGGAAAGATGCAGGGCGCCGACCTGCGGCACCAGCTCCTTGACGGCCTGCGGCAGGAAGCGCATGGCCCACTTCTTCATGGTCTCGATCAGGCGTTCGGCCTGTTCGCCATTAATCCACTGGAGCGCATCCACTCCGGCGATGCGCTTGACGTAGGCGGCCAGCGCTTCCTCGGACGGGTTCTTGACGGCACCCAGCTCATGCAGGAACAGCCAAAGCGCGCGGATTTTCTTGCTCTCACCATCCTGGGTGAGCGGCCGGGATGGCTTTGCCTGGGCCGGCTTGGCCTTGGAACGCACCTTGAATCCGCTACGCTTCATATGTTCCAAAACCCTCTCCAGATCTTGAATGGCCAGATCGGCCGACGACGCCTTCTTTCCAATCCGCTGCAGGATGGCGCGGTAGGTGTCGTCGTCCATCGACAGATCGCGCTTGGCCACGTGGATCAAGCGGATCAATCGCTGGCGGTCTGCCTTCATGGCTTCCTCCCGAACTTCCGCGCCATCCAAGGGTGGATGGCCATCGACGCGAGGATGCCGAGCGGCCCGCCCAGCAGGTACGCCGCCACCTCCAGGCCGTCCGTGGGACCAGGCATGATCTTGAGGATGGCGATGTTGGCGGTGCCGATGCCGAAGCTGGTGATCGCGGCCAGGAACTTGTGACCGCCGTTCACGTTGAGCGACTGCAGGCCGAGGAACAGCACCAGGGTGAAGGTGGAGGAAAACAGGAACAGGGCGTTCATGAGTGCCAGCCCGTGGTGCAGTTGCGGCTCTCGAAGATTTCGAGGAGACCGCCATCCGCATCGAGCGCCTTGAACTTGATCGACAGTCCAGGTCCGTGGGCACTGGCCAGCGTGGCGCAGGCCGCCTTGACCTCGTCATAACGATCGGACGGAACACTGACCAGGTTGGCCCAGCTTCCAGAGACATTTACCTTGAACAGGACACGCGAGAAATCCTTGTCGGCAGCCATGTCACACCGCCGCCACGTCGAGGCTAATCGGTCGGTACTGATCGGTGTCACCAATGCGCTCATAGAAGCGGACGTATTCCTTGCTGCCGACAACCTGGAGGCTTTCGCCGATGGCCTGCATGGCCTTCTGCCACTTGTCGTCGGTGATATCCAGGCGGCGCAGCGCGAGCACCCGTCCGGTGTTGATCTTGCCTTCCTTGTCGGTCTGGAAGGCGGCCTGCACCAGCACCTTGATTTCGTCGCGGCTGCCCTGGCTCCAGTCGATGATGCATTCGTCGATCAGGTGCTTGGCGGCCTGCAGGCGCTCGTCGAACACCATGTGCTCGGCGATCGCCAGCTGCACCTTGAATGCGCCGTCGAAGCTGAACAGGGTGAGATTGCCTTTCTTGCCGCCAAGCTTCACGCCGTACTGCTCGGCCGATAGGTCGACGAAGGCGTTGATGTCGGCGAATACCTTGGCCTTGAACTCGCGCAGGCCGTCGCTGACGCCCTTGGCCTGCCGGGTCATTTCCTGCACCAGCTCGTCGCGGGCGCGGTCGATCGGCTTGATCATGGATTCGGGCACCAGGCGGCCGTTGGCGTCGGCGCGGTAGCCATCAGGGGGATTCGTTGTCTTGCTCATCGTGTGCTCCTGCATTGCTCATTTGCTTGCTCTTGGCCAGGCCCGCCAGGATGTCGGCGAGCCTGGCCCGGTTTCGTGCGCGCTCTTCCGGGCTCATCCGTGGCGCCGGCAGCGCCTTGGGCGGATCGCGGTTGCCCAGGTTGTCCAGGATCAGTTTCGGCGCTGGCCAGCGGTCGCAAATGCGGTACAGCGTGCGGAACGCCCGGCGGACACGTTCCGCATCAAGCTGTTCGTTCCATGTCACTGTCTGGCTCTCGATCGCGACAAGCCACACGTCCAGCGTGAGCGTCACGCTATCGTCGGCGGGAGCACCGGGCAGCCGCAGGGCAATCAGCCCCTGCAGGCCGCGTGCAATCTCCCGTTCGAGCCACTTCTCAACCACGTGCGCGATCCTCCAGAGCGGCAATCGCCGACAAGGTCTTCGATGCGGTCTTGGACAACACCTGGCGCGGATCTCCGGTGGCGACCACTTGACCAGCCAGAGGACGCCAGTTGCTGATCACCTCGTAAAGCCAGCCGTGACTCTTAAGTGGCAGGGTCAGCCGGCCAGCGTCGCGGGCCGCGAGCGCCTGTTCGATCGACCACACCCAAGCCTCGACTGGCGCGTCATGCACCTGGCCATTGCGGCTGATCCGCTGCGCCTGCAGATCGGGCAGCAGGTCGCCGACCAGGCGCGCCACGCGATCCATCGTCAGCTCACGCGACTCCGGGCGGAACAGCGCCAGATAGCGCACCAGTGCGGAGCCGAGCAGGCCGGACATCTTGAAGGCGGCCGCCAGGGCTTCGCGGGCCGCGTCGTGGGCGATCAGCGCATCGAGCGACAAGGTCGTGCCGCAGCTCGGGCAGCGGGTGCGCATCAGTTCGCCCTCGCCACGCTGACGTGCACGCCTGGGCAGCCGGCAAGGGTGCGGTGCGGGTTGCGGTCGACCAGGATCTCGGTGACGCTGTCGCGGTCGCCGATGGCCAGCCGGATGACCTGGCAGCCGAGGCTGCGCAGCTGGCGCACGGCGCGGTTGGCTTCGGCCAGGCGCAGCAGGGCGAGGGTGTTGAACACCTTTGGCTGGGTGGGGAGGTGAAGGATGTTTCCCATGTCACAGCCCCTTGACCACATCGGCGGTAACGGCTGGGACGCCAATTTCGGCGGCGAGGTTCATGCACGCGGTCAGCAGGTTGCCTACAGCCAGCGGGTACAACAGTGAGACCGTCTCGGGGCGATCGCGCCGGTTGCTGGGGATCGTCAACTTGCTACGCAGCGCGTCGATACCGCTGCTATCGATCACCTCTCCGATCGGCTTGCCCAAGCGGTCGAACTTGAACTTCAGGTACTCGTCGAGGCGGCCACCGTCGAGCGGTGCCAGCTCCACCATCTCGCAGCGCTGCACCACCTCGCGCACGGCAGCATCGCGTTCGGACAGCTTGATTTTCAGCTCGGGCTGGCCGATCAGGACGATCGACAACAGCTTCTTGAAGCCCAGCTCCAGCTCAAAAAAGCGCTTCAGATGCTTGATAGTCGGGATCGGCAGCGAATGCGCCTCGTCGATCACCAGGCAGTGCCGGTAGCCGGCGGCATGGCTCTCGCGCAGCGCCTTGTGCAGCTGGGCGAAGCGCGCCTCGGGGCTCGACTTCGGCTTCTCCAGCGGCGCCACGGCGGCCATGATTGCCTCGGCGATATGCGTGGCCTTCAATGTTTTGCCCTTCTGGTCGCTGTCCTCCATCGCCAGCACGTAGGGCTTGATCAGCAGGATCGGCTGGTTCTCGCGGACGATGCGGTCTTCCAGGTCGCGCATCAGCGTCGTCTTGCCGGCGCCGCTCTCGGCCACCACGGCGAGCAGGCCGCCGTGCTTGGCGGTCTGGAACATCGCCTCACGGATGTAGCGGATGTCCGGACTGACGTACATATCCTCGTGCGACTGGATGTCATCGTGGAACGGATCGCGGAAAAGCCCGAAATGCTTGCGGGTGGCTGGAAACAGGGTTTGTTTACGCAGTAACATGGATTCCTCCTGGTTGGACTCGGTAACGGGTTTCGACTTTGGGACCGAGCGGGCCGCCGTATCCGCCAAGACAGCGCGCGGTTCGCTCACCGTTGCTTCAATAACGCTGGCCAGATCGGCCAGATCGGCGCCGATCTCGGCGATGAAGGCGTTGATGCGCTCGCGCACATCGGCCTGATCCACCTCCTCGAAGGCGCTGGCCAGCTCGCCCTGCGCGACGCCCTTGGCCTCCAGGAAATCGCAAATGCGTTCCTGCAGGTCCAGTTCATCCAGGCTCTTGGGCCATTCGCCGTGATTGACGATTTGCGCCACCGTCGCCTGCGAGACGTTCAGCGCCTTGGCCAGGTCGGCCTGCTTGCAGCCGGCCTTCTGGAGCACATTTTTAAGCTTCAGCATCACTCACCTCCTGCCGCTGCACGCAGCACCTGCAGCGGTCTCTGAAGGCCCGCACGCGGGCCGGTAAGCTCGGCAACAATCGTGTCGAGCTGCTCTTGTGGAACGCCGTCCGGGTAGCGCTGCTGCAGCCACCGGAAACGGTCGGCAGTCCATTCGCCGCCCGAGGATTCCACCTTCGGCTTGATCTGTTTGGCGGCTTCAACCAGGGAGAGCGGCGGCAGCTCCACCTTCGGCGCCACCAGGTCGTGGGCGGTGCCACGGCGAGGCAAGTAGGTCGGCAAGGTGGCGTCGTCGATGTGCTTGTAGGGGTCGAGCTGGCCACCAAACGGCAGGGACTTGGCCTTGCGCGCCGCCTCGGCCGCCGCCTGGCTGTCGGTGCCGGTGACCAGCTGCTCGATGTCCTTGAGCGCGGTCTGGGCCGGGGTGTCGGCGTGACGCTTGTAGCTCTCGCCAAATACAGCTGCCTTCTCGGAAAAGCCGTTTTCATCCTTGAACACCTCATGGACGACGTGGAACACGTCGCGGCCGTCCTCGCCCACCAGCACCACCTGGGCGGCGTCGTCGCGCCATGGGTTGCGGGTGACCATCACCTTCTCGCCGACCATCACACCCGGCACCGTTGAGACGTCGTACTCGCGGCCGTGGAAGGACACACGCAGCTTCGGGGTGACCTTGCGGCTTTCCGGCTCGGCCACGGCCAGTTCGCGGCACACTTCGACCGCGGGGGCCTTGATCAGCTGGTCGGCGCGGATCGTCATCCATACATCGCTGCGCGTCTTGCCGTGGC